TCAACCGCATCACAATCGGCATGCTTTACGCCGATCTGGGTTGTCTGATCGTGTATACCGGCACCGGAGTTTATGATGCCAACAACAACGAGGTCAAGACAACCACCGAAGTCACTATTCCGTGTTCGTTCTCTGACAAGCCGACCCGTGAAATATGGAAAGATTACGCCGACTTTGAAACATTTGACGCAGAGGTAAGATTTCAAGACCCTGAACCAGGCAAAGACAGCAAGTTTCGCCTATTGCAACGGTTTGGTAAGGTTGTCACCGAAAGAACGTATGAGGTTGCTGGTGTGACAGATCGCGCAAACTTTGGTTATGTGGTTGCGCTGCGGGCGGTGAAATTATGAAACCGAGCATCACCATCGACATGAAAGAGATCGCCGCTGCGCTAAAAAACATCAACATCGGCGAGCCGGAGCTGATGCACCTCAAGGGTGCCGGTGAACTGGTGCTTGTAAACGGAATGCGTACCAGGGTCGCGGTCGATACCAGTGCCACAAAAAACAGCATTATGGGTCACGTCATCGAGAGCGGAGATACAAAGGTCGTCGATGATGTTGGGCCCGAGACTGCACAATCGATCTGGCTTGAGTACGGTACAGGCATCCATGCCGAAAAAGGCAACGGCAGAAAAACGCCGTGGGTTTACAAGAATCCCAAATCGGGTAAGTTTGTCTGGACGCAGGGCATGAGAGCCCAACCGTTTATCCGTCCGACAGTCGAAGAGGACGGCGATAAAGTCAACTCCGCAATATCCGCATCGTTCAAGCAACTGGTAGAGTCGCGATGGGCGAAATAAAACAGGCCATGATCGCGCACCTCAACGCGACCGCGAAAGTTTTCGCTGTGTTCGGCAATCGCATCACGCCAGACAACGTGCCCGACAACCAGGTTTACCCGTTTGCCAGGCTCAAGGTAATCTCTTCGCCGCGCGCATACACGCATGACGTCAAGCCGACACGCACGATCTTATTGCAGGTTGATGTCTACTCGGACACATCGAACGGCGCCGACACCGCCAGGGACACGATCAAAGATGCGCTGTCAGGTTATCGCGGGATGATCGGAGATGTGGACGCGGGTTATGTCTTTGTCGATAACGGCCTGGAAATGTGGCAGCCGGAAGATCGCAATTACTGGCGCGTTTTGGAGGTGAGAATTGGCACTAACGACTGAAATGTACCAGATGGTGCCGTGGAGCAAAGAGGTATGGGTCTACCAATGCCTCAACTGTAACGAATGCCGCGACACCGAGGATGAAATGATCTTACACGTGCTGAAGCACGTTGAGGAAAGCAAGAGAGATGAAGTTTTCGATCAACTTTTGAAGGAGAAAAAATAATGTCAGTAACTTTGACCGCTCAAACCATGCTGGCGCCGTTTGCATCGACTTCCGGCAGCCCTGGCTATCATGATTTTACTTTCTCGGCATCCAGCTCATCCGGGAATGATTGGCTCACAACCGGGCGCGATGCTCTATTGGCCTACAACAGCGGCAGCGCCGGCGGAACTATCACCGTCACCAGCTACGCGGATGAAAAGAACCGCACCAGTGACATTTCTGTGTATGCACTGGCCGCCGGTGACTTTGCAAGCTTTGGGGTCGGCCTGACCAACTCGAAAGGCTGGCAGGATGCTGCGAAACTCATCCACCTCGCCACAAGTGGGGACGATGTCAAGTTGGCGGTTTTGAGATTGCCAGACGGATACCCGTCATAAAGGAGATTGATATATGACAAGCTCTGCATTTTGGGGTTTTGGAGCCCTTTTACAATACGGCAACGGTGCAACTCCTGAGGTTTTTACCTCTATCGCTGAAGCCACGGCCATCAAGCCGCCCGCTCTGTCGCGCGATAGCATGGAGATGACCAATCATTCCAGTACCAACGCATGGCGCGAGTTTTTGCCAGGTCTGCGCGATGGCGGGGAAGTCACCTATGAAGGCAACTGGCTTCCTACCAATGCCACCCAGAACGGTACAACCGGTGTCCTCGAAAGCTTCAACGACAATGAGAACCACAACTGGAAATTCGTTTTGCCAGGTTCGATCCTGACCATCTCGTTCACCGGTCACGTGACCGCGTTCGAGGGCGAATCGCCTATGGACAATGTAGGAAAATTGTCGCTCACTATCAAAATCAGCGGCGAAGTAACCTTCGCATAAAGGCCAAACATGCTAACGAGAGATCAAATCCTCAAGACAAACGATATCAAGACCAAAGAAATCCAGGTCCCAGAGTGGAATGATTCAATTCTCATTCGCCAACTCACGCGCGGCGACCAGGATGAATATATGAAGCGGCAGTTCGGAAAATCGACAATCGAGAACAAGGACAAAGGCCAGAAGATCACTGAGTTTTCGATCTATGGCCATGACGCCTGGCTATGCACGCATGGCATCTGCAACCCGGACGGAACGTTGATGTTTGGCGACGCCGACATTGTCGAGCTCAAGAAGCACAACGGCGAAGTCATCGGAAGGATCGCCAAAGAAATCCTTGAATTCTCAGGGATGGTCGAGGACGCGGAAACCGCCGCAACCCTGGCAGAAGAAATAAAAAACTAGCGGCTGATCCTCGGGCGATGTTCGACTGTCGCCTGGGGGTCACCCTGGGGCTTCCGCTGTCCGAAGTCCGGGCGATGCCGTACCCGGACTACCACAGATATGAGCTTTTTTACATGCTTGAGCCCTGGGGATTTCGGAACGATGAGTACAGAATGGCGCGCCAGATTTTGGCAATCTACCAAAGTCAGGGTGCCGGGAAGAAAACAAAGGTAACTGACTTGATGCGGGATATGGAGAAGCAGGTGATAGAACAACTCGAAGAACAGAACCAACCACATCCTGATTTTTCAGATCTCAGCGACGAAGAGAAGGCCGACATCATCGCGCGTGTCAAGCGTGACTTTGGGGTGAGAGCATGACGACCGCAGCGACAATTTGGGCCCGGCTTATGCTGGATTCCAGCGACTATAAAAAGGGACTGGATGAGTCCGAAAAGAAAACATCCACGTTCTCATCCAGCGTAAAAAATGGCCTGGCCATAGTTGGCGGAGCTCTGACGGGCGTTGTCATCGGCGGGTTTGCTGCCGTTGGTAAGGCACTGTATGATGCGACTGGCGAGGCCAGCGCAGCGGAAGATATCCAGGCTCAACTCGGGGCCGTGTTGAAGTCCACCGGTGGCATCGCGGGGGTTACAGCCGATCAGGTAAACAGCATGGCCGACAGGCTCCAGGGCTTGACCCGCTTCGAAGATGATGCCATCATCGGCGGCGAGAATATGCTGCTGACGTTCACGAACATCGGAAAAAATGTTTTCCCAGATGCTACCGAAACCATGCTGGACATGTCCCAGGCCCTGGGGCAAGACTTGAAATCCAGCGCGATGCAGCTCGGTAAATCCCTCAATGATCCGATTGCCGGCGTGTCTGCCTTGCAGCGCGTGGGTGTCAATCTGACCGCGCAGCAGGAAGAGCAGATCAAAACAATGATGAAGCTCGGAGATGTTGAGGGCGCGCAGAAGTTGATCCTGAAGGAATTGTCCGCTGAATTTGGTGGCAGCGCGCAGGCGGCGGGTAAGACATTCGCCGGGCAGATGGATGTTCTCAAGAACAAACTTGGCAACGTAAAAGAGCAGATCGGCGGGGCATTGTTGCCAACACTCACCACCCTGGCATCAACCCTGACAAACCAATTATCCGATCCTGCTGTTATCGCGTGGATCACATCTTTCGCGGAGGGTATCGCCAATTTCGCGCAAAACGCCATCAGCAAAATACCGGACGTAATCACAGCGCTTGGACAGGTAAAAGACTGGCTATCCAACAATCAAGGCGTGGTCGTCGGCATCCTGGCCGCGCTGGGTATTGCAATCCTGGCCTTTGGCGTGACGGTCGCGACTGCCGCATGGACGGCGCTATCGCCGTTATTGCCGGTTATCGCAGTTATGGCCCTGGTTGGTCTAGCGGCATACGCGCTGTACGAAGCGTGGCAGTCTAATTTCATGGGTATCCAACAGGTTGTGGGTTCCGTCATGACGTGGGTATCTGGATTTATCCAGTCCGCCCTCGCGGTGATACAAGCCTGGTGGGCCGCAAATGGAACGGCGATACTCGCAAATGCACAGGCGATATGGAACGGTATTTTGACTGCGATTAGCGTTGTGATAACTTTCATATCCGTGATAATCTCCGCATTCCTGGCGGCGGTATCTGAGTGGTGGAGTCGAAACGGCGCAGAGATAACCGAGATTGCCACGGCAGCCTGGACCGCGATTTCAACCGCGATCGGCGCGGCTGCTGCATGGATTTCAAGCGTCATCACCGCGTTTATTGCCAACGTTCAAGCCTGGTGGGCCGCGCATGGGACTGAAATAGGTGCAATCGCCAAATCAGCATGGGACACCATCCAAAAGATCGTGCAGACCATCACCGACATTATCATCACCATCGCGCAGGCGTTTATCGCTGCATTCAATGGCGACTGGTACAAGTTCGGCCAGAAGTTGCGCGAAGCCTGGGACACCGCCTGGGCCGCGATCAAAACAGCGGCAGAGACGATTTGGGCGACGATCAAAACTGCATTTGAGGGCTTTGTAAAAAGCATCGTCAATTTCGTAACCACCACCGATTGGGGCGCGGTGGGTAAGGCCATCATCGACGGGATCACCAGCGGGATCAAGATGTGGGGAGGAAACCTGGTACAGGCTGCGGTTGATGCGGCACAAGCAGCGTGGTCCGCGGCGCAGGGTATTTTTGGGATAACCCCGGCGTCGTCTGGCGCATCACAAGCCTACTCACCACAATCTTATTCCGGCATGTATGACGTTCCTGCTTATGCGACCGGCGCTGATTTTATCGTTCCGTCGCAATATCAGAACGATAGCTATCTGATGGCTGCGAGCGCGGGCGAGCATGTGCAGATCACACCCGCCGGTCAATCATCATCCGGAACGACCAATATCTACAACATATATCCAGGCTACACAGAAAAAAGTAACCTGACCCTGCTCGAAGAGATGAAGATATTCAGTCAATTGGCGGCGGCATGACAACAACTTTGTCGGTAATCGTGAAAGGCGTAGAAACGCAACTGGATGACATTGGGGCGCTGATCGCACATGCCGGCTGGGGAATGCCGCCAATGACGACCTGGAACAACTCGGCACCCGGGCAACACGGCGCAACATGGGGCGGTTATCGCCTGACACCGCGGCACGGAACGTTGACGTTCAGAATGCGCACTGTTGAGCAGGATACTATGTATGCCCTGCGTCAGACCATCCAGGACCTATTCAACCCGCTAAACGGCGAGATCATCTTGAAGTTTTTGACGCCGACAGGTACAAGACATTTCGCCTGTCACTACTTCGACAGCAATCTTGACTGGAAAGTCGAGAGCGCCTGGGCGCAGGGGTATTCAGTTTCGCTTGAGGCATCCGATCCGACCTGTTACGATCCGACCGGGGTTGACTACACTTTCAGCCTGGGCGGTGGGTCTGGCGGAACAATCCCAATGGCAATCCCAATGCTGGTCGGAGCATCGACAATCGACCAGATTCAAAACGCCGACACGGACGGAAATTGGATCACGTACCCGCTGATCCGCATCACGGGTCCGATTGATGATTGCATTATCGAAAACACATCGACCGGTGAGATTTTGGATTTCACCGGCGACAACCTGGCGGCAGGAAGTTATTACGATATCGACTTACGGTATGGTCTCAAGACCATCACCGATAACACCGGGGCGAACAAGATTTCTACCATCACCACGGCATCCAATTTGTCTACGTTCCACATCGGCCCCGACGCGGAAGTCGGCGCGGGCGGCATCAATTCAATTCGAGTGACGGGTATCAACGTCACCGAGGCAACAAAAATCGAATTATCATTCTTTGACCGTTATTTGGGTCAATAAAAGAAAGGAAGGTGTACTATAACGACACTATCGGGCTTCTGGACAACATCAGGCTCACCTGCTGGCGATCAGCAGGCGTCATACACGCAATCGCAGTGGTCAACCGCTGGGAAGATTTTTTCGGCAGTCGCTGGCTCCGAGGGCGTGGCGAGCGGCTATCTAAACTCGCTGGCCGGAACTGTCACCGGCGCGAATACGGTCAGCATCAACACGGGCGGGGCAATGGTGGATGGGAAATGGTTCGAGAACAACGCTGCCGCGTCCGTAAACATTCCGTCGGCTGTAGGTGGCGGCAACACTCGCATCGACCGCATCGTTTTGCGCTGTTCATGGGCTGGCTATGCCGTGTCCATCACGCGCATTGCAGGCACGGACGCAGCTTCACCCACGGCACCCGCGATTGTACAGACGACCGGCACGACCTACGATATAAAGTTGTATCAGGCCCTGGTCAATACTGCCGGAGCAGTCACATTAACTGACGAGCGCACATTCGGCGGAGCAATGACCGCTGGGTATGCCATGCTCGGAGCCGCAAACACAGCGCCTACGCCGACCGCAATCACTGGCGACGTGACTGTGACGAGCGCGGGAGTGACCGCGATTTCTGCGGGCGTGATTGTGGCCGCTGATATTGCATCAAATGCGGTCGAGACAGCGAAGATCCTTGATGCAAACGTGACCGCCGCTAAACTTGCGGCAGATTCCGTAGAAACCGCAAAAATAAAAGACGCGAATGTCACGGCAGCCAAACTTGCATCAAATGCGGTCGAGACAGCGAAGATCCTTGATGCAAACGTGACCACAGCGAAAATAGCTGATGCCAATATTACATTCGCCAAACTTGCAACAACTGCCAGTAAACATATTGCCAGACAGGGAGGTAGCGCCACAAACTGGCAAACAGTCGGAACGACAAATTACACTCTAACCGCTGCAAAATCCGAGTCTGGTTCGATTGCCGTGACAGGTGGGGCGACATCCATATCGGTCACGTTTCCAGTAGCATTTTCGCAAATCCCGCATGTATTCATTTCTCCGGGACAAAGAGAGGCTATCCCATACGTGTCTGAGGTAACAGCGAGTGGATTTACGATATCCGTCGGAACATTGGCTTACGGTTATGGGATTGCGTGGTTTGCGGTTGGCGAATAATGTCATTCCTCATTCGCCTAATCCGCTTCATCCTGTCACTGTTCCGCACAAAGCGGGCCGATGAAATGCGCGTGCCAACGGTGGTAAAGTGAGCATCTTCGAGCTGAGAATCAAGAGTGCCGCTGGTGCTGAACTCCATCGCCTGGCAGCAAACCCGACTTCAAACGACACCAACAAGACCGGGTTTCTCGAGCTGGCATACACCAACCAGGTAAACAGTTATGGTGCGTGTAGCTTTACTTTGCCAGGACAACATGAAGTTATTCCCGATCTTACCGAACGCTGCCAAATCGAAGTATGGCGGGCCGATCCTGACAATGGCATTGCATTCTATCGGGATTGGTCGGGATTATTCCTGGACGAAGACCGGCACCACGACGGCGACCAGCATCTTTTCAAGGCCAAGTGCTACAGTGACGCGTTTATGTTGGGGGATCGCGCTGTGCTTTGGAAGGCCGATACCGCCAATCGCTCGTCATTCGCGGCGGCAAAGGCTGAAACCATCATGAAAACGCTTGTCACCTACAATTGCACAAGTTCAGCATCGGTCGCCAACGGTCGGATTGTGGACGGGACCATGACGGGCGTGAGTGTGGCAGCGGATGGAGCCGCGGGCAATGCGCTTGACATCAAATGCGCCTGGGATAATCTGTTCAAGACCCTGCAAAATGTGGCCTCAATCGCCGGGGGTGACTTCGACCTAATCAAAACAGGCGCGGCGACGTGGGAATTTCGATGGTACACGGGCCAGCGCGGGACAGATCGGACCGCAACGGTTGTGTTTTCAACCGACCTCGGCAACATGGGAAATCCGCACTACTCGAAGGTGCGCAGCACGAAAAAGACGAGCGTCACAGTTGGAGGGCAGGGCCAGGGCGCGGACCGCAAGACTAAGAACCGGCAAGGAAACGGCTACACCGCTACGCTCAACTTCGAAGAGTTTTTCAACGGGTCAGCGCAGGTCGAAACGGATGATGGGCTCAGTGATATTGGTGATAAACGCCTGGTGCAGACAGCCGACAAGGAAACGTTCGAGTTCGACGTATTGCCTACGCCAGCCTGTGTTTATGGGTTGCACTATTTCTTAGGCGATAAAGTGACGGCAAAGTATTTAACCATCACCACCACGCCGAAAATAACGGGGGTGAGTGTGTCGCTCGATAAAAACGGGAAAGAGACCATCACGCCGGAGATGAGTTATGTCTGATGCTTACATAATTTTGCTTGACCGCATCCGGGCGCTTGAGACACAGGTAGCGCAATTCCAGAAGATGGAAATAGACAATCCTATACCCAGAGTAACAAATCCACTCCTATACTGTAGATTCGATGGTGACTATCCGTACAACACTGATTTTACGGGGTCTGCCTATGGATGGAATAGCGAAACACCAACAAATAGCTCGGCAATCTTCCGTCCTGGTAAGTTTGGCAAAGCGGCTCAGATTGCAGAAGCGACCACCAATCTAATTACTAATCCGTCTTTTGAGATTGATACCACCGGATGGACAAAAACGGAAGCGGAAGCATCGATTACTAGTTCTACGGATTGGGCGTATACGGGCAGCCATTCATGTAAGATGTACGGCGGAACTGGAAGTGGAGCGATGCTCACAAGCACTTTTACTGTAGCCAATGGCTCAAGTGTGACGGCGTCTATTGTTGCGTTTGCTTCCACCTCCGGTTTGTCGGCAAGTATATCAATAGTTAAATCTGATTGGACATTTCTGACAGGGAGTGGAAATGTGCCGATTTCCGCAAATGCCCCAACCGGTTTGTCGATTACATACACCAACAACACTGGATCAACCGTAACTTATTTCGTCCTCGTGATTGGTCCGGGAACAGGCCAAACACTATATGTTGACTCTGCGCAACTTGAGGACAAAGATCACGCTACCCCGTATTGTGATGGAAGTCTGGGTGTCGGCCATTCGTGGAGTGGAACGGATCACGCCTCAACCAGTTCCAGGACTGACCAGAGCTTAATATATCCAGCAACGTCTGTCGGGGCACAAAATAGCACAGGGACTATCGGTGGGTGGTTTAAATTTACGAAGCATGGGGAAAGTGTGTTCTGGTCTGGTGGAACCGGGTACCTACAATGTTTTTCGACATCATCGGATGCTTATTTAGTAGTCGCGTTCAAGGATATCTCAAATCCGATTGTGGTTGCATGGACGCCAGACGATGAAACTTGGTACCAGATTGCCGTGACGTGGAATGCGTCCGGGATAAAACTATATCTTGACGGGGATTTGGTTGGTACTTATGCAGGATCAATGGCGTCGATTGATATGTCTGGCGACCTTCGCATTGGGGAATATAGTTCGGCGTTAGCAAAGCTCAACGGGGTTGCGGACGACTTTATTGTTCTGGATTATGAACTGACCACCACCCAAATCAAAGCCTACTACGACAGCGGGATGTCGTGGAATGTGCGCATGATATGAGGATTTGTGTCGTCTTCATTGCGCTGCTACTGTTCCAGCGCCCGGTATCAGCCGACAGCGGGAGCATTTACGGCGACGGGGCATCAAATAAGTTTTTTATGAGGTGAAAATGTACAAATTTTATGATGTTAGTTTTTGGCAGGATGAAGACTATACCCCCGTAAAAATAAACTTCGCAAAGATGAAGTTGAAAACTGGTTTCGTTATCATTCGTCAAGGCCAGGAGCTTTACACGGATGAGGACTTCCCAGACTACTGGAGCGATGCCAAAGCGGCTGGAATGATGCGGAATGTCTATCACTTTTTCACGTGGGAGACAAACCCAGCCGATGAGGCCGATAAATTCTACAACGATCTCAAGAGCGATCCTCCGACCCCGTTTATGTTTGATGGGAAAATTGTAAGCGGGTATTGGGGTGATTTTGAGTGGTGGTCAACCGTCCCGAGCGATGCCCTGTACCGCTACTGGCTATTTGCCAAGCGAATGAAGGAATTAACCGGATACTGGCCCGGGCTTTACACGGGTCCTGGCTTCTGGCAGCAATTCGGTGATCCGCAGATGACCGACGAGATGGAGGCCGACTTCGCAGAGATGCCGATTTGGGTTGCTCAGTACAGCGCCAATCAGCCGGAGCCTTTCGGACCCTGGAAACGTGTGGGTAAGAAAATCTGCATGTGGCAATACGGCACGCCAGCAGAAGGACTTGAAGCCGGGGCTGAAAGCCTTGACATTGACGCAAATTATTTTATGGGGACCGAAGAAGAATTATTTCACTTTTTCAAGGCCGGGGATGAGCCTGGCGAGGAGATAAAAATGCAATACAGTGATTGTGCAAAAGGTCTGTTTGTGGACCCAACATCAAAAACGATTACCGCCTCCGAATTGAGCGGGTATGATTTTCTGATTGCAAAAGCGGTAGTTGGAGAAGATAAACTCGCTGGTTTCACTGATGCCGTGCAGGCTGCCTATGATGCGGGCGTGCCGTGTGTCCTATTTTTTGAGAACAACAACGAATTGTATTCGTCTGGCCTGGGATACAACGAAGACAGGTTCCCGACCGTGGATGTTGACAAGCAGATTGCCGCAATCCGCGGGCAGATTTATGCCGGGACCGCAAAGCGGGCCGTACATGCCGTGATGATGGATAACTCGAAAACGGCGCTTGTTTGGGAGCCAGGAAAAAGCCAGACCGATGTGTGGATCGGTAAATTCGGCCAGTGGATGCTAAGTATGATCTGGAAGGCGTTCAAGCTTCCGAATTACCTCTACATGAACAAGAATGCCGTCACCGCGTGGCCCGACAGTCAGCAGATTGTAAGTTTGATCGAGGCCAACGGATTGAGCGCGCCGTCATGGGCGACAACAGAAAACGGCATCCCTGCCGATGGACAGAAACCGAGCCTTTCATACTGGCGCTCTACCGAACCCGCCTGGCATTTCTGGTTTTATGCCTACAACCTGGTTGACGGCGCACTTAGTGTGCTTTATAACGGGTCGAAAGAGACGCTTTACCAGGAATTAAATTTCACAACTTCGACCGATCCGGAAATACCAGACGAACCGGACGAACCAGAAACACCCGTGACCGTCGATCTGACCGCGGTCGTGACTGCAATCGGAGAGCTAAAAGCCATTGCACAGGCAGTCTTGGATAAGCTAAACGCCATCTATAAATGATGCGAAAAATAATAGCTGTCCACAGTGACACGCATGGAGGTTGCCGGGTTGGCCTGCTGAACCCGGCAACGATTTTGTATTACGAGGATGACAATGGGAACCTGTCGCCCTATCATCCAAAGCTGAACGAAAGCCAATCTGCGCTTTGGAAATATTATTCCGATGATATCGAGCAGGTGAAAAAGTTTGCGGGCGATGATGAAATCTTGCTCATCCACAACGGCGATATGACCCACGGCAAGAAGTATGCCCGGCAACTTGTCAGCACGCGCGATGCGGATCAAATCATGATCGCGGCCGAAAACTTGCGCCCGTGGTATGCGCTGCCAAATTTGAAGCACGTGCGGATCGTGGCGGGCACCGGCGCGCACAATTTTGAGGAAAACAGCGCGGAAATCATGATCGCCCAAATGATGACGACCGAGAAACAGGCGGTCGATACAAAAGTAATCCGGCATGGCTTGATCGAGTTCGGTGGTGTAAAAGTGGACTGCGCTCATCATGGTCCGTTTCCAGGCAGCCGTGACTGGCTGCGCGGCAACGTCGCCATGTTTTACTTGAGGGACATGTTGTATGCCGACAGCACCGTCGATCTGGTCTTGAGGTCACATTATCACCAGCGGGTCAAGGTGATGTTGGACTGGCACGGCGCCACAAAGACGCTCATGATCACACCCAGCTACTGCATGCTGGATGATCACGCTTTGCAGGCGACAAGGTCAGCAGCGACGTCCGATATTGGGATGTATGCTTACGAAATTATCGACGGAAAGTTGCACGACATTCTGGAATGTGTGCATCACATTGATCTGAGGGCTTATGAGCGGATTTGATCGAGATGAAATTGCGCGTGAGATCGCGGATATGTTCCCATCGCCGACGCTGGAACCCGGTGAGGTGACGGTGCAAGACATGGCAAAAGCATGGAGGATGTCAGCAAAACAGGCTTACTCGAAGCTGGAATATTTGGTGCAATCCGGAAAGATGAAGAAGCGGACGTTGTCGAGTTTGAAGAACGCCTACAGGGTTGCGGAGTGACGATTTACAGTTTTTGCTGAGGAGCCAGGTAATACATTCTTTCTTTGTACCAGTCAAATAACCAACCCTTCATGTTCATCGGGTTATATCCGTTTGCCGTCCAGGTATCAAATGCCTTCTTTATTTCTGTGATGTCTGGCGTTTCCCCGACAAGATCAATGATGCGCTTGTGTAGGTTCTTGCGTGGATAATATCCGGTGACTTGTTTTATGGCCTGGATAGCTGGATGAACGGGAGTGTCTTTGAAATTTTCGCCGACAGGCGATAGGGAGGCGCGCTTTGTCGCGCTTTTATTTGTAGATTCGTCATTTGTAAGATCAGTACTTATTAAGTGAACGGGTTTGCCGTTGACGGGTGAACCGTGTACGGCAAACCCGTCCACGGTTGGAACCTCATAAACTGTTGTTTCATAATAAAATGTTCCATCTGGGCGCTTACGTCTGACGCGATCAACATAACCGCATTCTTCAAGCTCTTTGAGGATACGCTGTATCTTGTCTCTTCCGGCATCGCCGCGCTTTATTAGATCGGTTCTGCTGATTGTCCAATCATTGGGTTTGCTTAGCAGATACCCCATAACTCCCCTTGCCTCCCAACTTAGTCGCTCGTCATTGAACGGTATATTGCTGGCCGTGAAATAATGGCCGTCTTTCTTTACACGAACTGTAGACATATACATCCTTAATACATACGTCCCTTGCTCTACGATTGTAATATGTTATTGCCTAGGTAACATGTTCTTATAGAGCAAGGGACGTATGTATACAATCTTTAGAACAATATTATCTAGGCACCTCCATTATACAACTTTTTTGATTAGTTTGCAAATTTTCCAACTCATCGATGCGCCGGTTGGCCCACGCCAGGCAGCCGCGCAACATCTCGATTTGTCCGCGCAGGATGCGCACCTGTTTGATCGACGCGCGCCTGACTTCCTGCGGTCGTGGCTTGCGCCGCCAATTTCTGTCTGTAACGATTGGGCCTTGTTTCATCCTATCATCCTCTTTTCGGGCTTGATTGCCTGAACCGCAATATCATGAACATCATCAAGCGCATCCATTGGATACTGGATAATGATGTTTCCTTTCGTCATCGCTGCGATCTCGATCAACGCTTTGCGATACCGCGCTTTCTCTTCGCGCAATTTCTCGATCAGCGCAATCTGAGCGTTGATTGTTGTGATTTGATCGATCACGGTGCTTGATAGGCTCATGGCTTCCTCCCCGGGTTCATGAGATCGATCAAAATCGGAGGTATGTACCTCCACGCGATGACGGTTTTGTCGAGGTCGCCGTCGAAAACGACCAGGTTACTTTCGTCCATAAAATAAGTCGTCAACCCATAGTGGACATCATCAGGCCGTTTATCATAAACCCACACGATTTCCACGTCGATGCGTCTCTTTCCTTCTGGTACCCGTGGAAGTTTTTCTTCAACGTGAATCCATCGAATCGCCTCGCGCAACTGCTCGAGTTCCGTTTCCAGTCGCGCGATGCGTTCGATGTCGGCCTGGTGTTCATCGACCAGTTGAAGGATTTTCTTCTGTGCGGCTTCCCATTCTTCCCGCGTTGGCATAAATGGGGTGTCGTTCATGGTTTCACCTCCGGCCCGGCTGGCAGCGGGCGCCAGTGGGTGATATTGTTTACCTTCCTGCCGCCATTCGAGAACCACTCACCGGAATTGTGAACGGCAGTATATTGAGGATACGAATATTTAGAACATTTCCTCCAGACCAGGACCATAACATCATCTTCCGGCAATCTCTCTTCCACTGGTATCCACCTGCTTTCCTCGCGCAACTGTTCGAGTTCCGCTTCCATCTCCCGCCAGCGTGCGGCAAAATTCACGACCGACCCGCTACCTATGGTTCGTTGAAGAAATCCGTACCACTCTTTTTCTTTCGCTTGCAGGCGGGCAAGTTCCGCCTCCAGTTCTCCGACTTTTCCGGATAACTCATCGACTTCGTGCGCCAGGTCGGGGGCGAGATTGGCAGCGGCCGCAATAAATTTCGCGTCATCTTGCGAATGTTTTAATCCCATCGCCTCGTACTCCCATGAGTACGGACCTTTGTATGCCTTCTCTGCCAGCGCCAGCAACTCGGCGCGGTCCTCTTTTGTGGTCATGATTTATGCTCCTTCTCGTCTTCGATATACGGGATTGCTTGCACAGCCTGGTAATACAGGTTCCACAAATCCGCTTCAGAAAGCCCCGGGTGGCAGGCACAGATGGCGCTGGATGCCGCGGGAATAACAACCCCGGCGACAATCCCGGCGCTACTTGCCATTGCAGACGTAAACACTAATGCCTTTTTGCAAGGAATAAACTGCTTGAGAGGCTTATTTCTTCCCTTCATCTGCAATTTATATGCTTCCGTTTCCAAGCGGTGAGAAATCCATTCGTAACGCCGATAGAGTGTGTCAACGCTGCTTTCGTTCATTCAGTCCATCTCCGCATCGTCATGCCCTTCCTGCCAGTCGCCGTGCTGGACGCATCCAGGTTCATATGGGTTGCGATCATCGCCATTCATACCGGCGTTCCATCCCTCGATCCACTCTTGCGTTGGTTCGTTCCGAAAGATTTCTACGGGCTTTTCTTCGCCCGTAAATAGATCGGTGATTTTCCAGTTTTTGTCTGTCACTTGAGCACCTCCTATACTCCACAAATCCCGCTGCACTCCGCGTCCCACAAGCTAAGCTGGCCCTTTTCCTCAGCGGTGCGCAGGTCAACCTCTTCGAGCGGCTTGCGTGCGGGATGCACAAATAAGTCATATGGCGGTCGCGCCTGCCTGATGGCGCGGTCAACTTCGACCGCCTCTTTCCAGTCTTCCGGCGTGTTTTTGATCCTGCGCCACTCTGCCGTCGAGTGAAACGGGCAGAATGTGCACGCAGACTTTGGCGGGACCTCAAGACCGTGAGCATCCAACCACTTCACGCAGTCTTGGCGCGTCATGCGCTTTTCGATCAGCGGCCAGCGGTTGGTGATGTACTTGACGTCGCTCTCTCGCATCCGCTGGAACTCGTCAAGACTAATGCCTATCCATTGCTCTACTGCGCCTGGATTTGGAGACTCAATGCCGAATTCCTCATAGAGATACCGGCGGATAAATCTGCGCATGGGGGTAATTTTCCATGCGGTGGTGCATTGCCTTTTCCCTTGACCTCGATCTCCGTTTGGGTTAATTGTGTAAAACGGAACATCTTGCATACCCCAACCGTTGTCTACGGGGTCGGAGCGTTTTATATTTGGCTCAACCGTAAAAACACGAACTCCGCGTTCTTCGAGCCACGGCGTCCACTTTTCTGCAAACCGATACGTCAACGCACTTTCGTGCGTCGTGTCGGCGTGGATTGCAAAACTAACCGATTCCAGTTCACCGAGCGCGACCATCGCGGCGAGAGTAAAAGACTGGACGCCAAAACCCAACGATATGACTTTCACTTTTGGGCCTCCCTCGCAATCTCCGCGACGCGCTTTACCACGTGCCGCATGTTCGACGCAGTAACGCAGGACAAAGATTGACCACCAGCCTTGAGCAGCTCATCGACTTTGCCGAAGTCTGGCTCGGGGAACATCTCAAGGTACGCGTCGGGCCAGTCAGCAATTCGTTGAAGTGCATCGTGCATCTTTTCGACGCGCTCACCCAAATCGTGCCAACTCTCGCCAGTCGGTAACCCGAGTGCCTCGGCGACTTCTCTGTTGATCCGCGCGTGCATGTCGGCGCGCTTTTCGAGCTCTTCGACCTTCAGGCGCAGGCCGTTAATAACTTCCGCGTCGGCACGGGATGGTTGAGACACCGCCTCTTGACCTGACCCACTGACCGAAAAGTTTATATTCTCGTCACATCCGTTTTCATTCCGGCTCAATTTGATATCAACAGACACACCAGATATTTCGACGATGGCTATCAAATACAAATAACGCTCTGAAGCAGACATCGACTTGAGATGGTCTACCATTTTGTTGTATCTTTGTAGTGCATCGTACTCGCCTTTTGTTTCGCTCATTTGTCAGTCCTCCCTACGCCCATCACCTTGAGCATCCCAACTGTAAACAATGTCGCTGCGAAAACATAAACCGCAGCGACGGCGCAGGCCCACAGCGGGGCCTGGAATAAATACAGCACGATGAACATGACAGCGGCTAAAATCAAGCAAATCAAGATAGGTTTCATTCATTCCTCCATAACTCGCCACCCCGCCGCTTGACGGATACGTTTTTGGGTCCGTCGTCGTTGTAAATACAGCGCGCCTTTTCTTGATCACTTCAGTCGCACGCCTATCTAGCCGTACAGGCAAACGCGAACGGGGCAGCAATGATTTTTTATGAAAGCGCCGGCAGGTGAAAAATCAATCTGGCAGAGAGTAACCTCCACGAAATAAATTTCACCCGTTTTACACCCACCGGCGCGGGTGATCAAATTATGTCTTTTTCGTCATATTCGTACAGCGCCACAATTACAGCCCTGGGCGTTGTGCATTTACCCGCATCGTTTCCCGTCATTTCCTTGATTTTGTGACGAACGATTATTTTTCCTTCAGGCGTTCGACCATCAATGACGCCCGGTCCGTTTGGTGTTGCGACTTTGTCGTTTATTTTCATAGTTGCCTCTGTCCATTTTTGTTTGTAGGGCCTTTACCCGGTTTACCGCTCCGGCCTGTGCGCCCGCATACGGCACCTCCTAAATTTTGGTAGGGCCAGCAGCGCGATTTGAACGCGCATCGCCAGGTGTTCAGGCCCTGGGCTCTTGCTTGAGCTATGCTGGCATGTTCCGGCATCTCTCCCGGATGTCAAGCCTGGTTTCTATAGTCGGCTTTCACTCGCGCAGTAAAACAATTCAATGTGTGTTTTGGTGGTCGGCTTTGAACGTGATCTCCACCGACCAAGCTTTCTTTTGGTCTATCAAGTCTCGTTACTCCCCGTTTGTTGAGGGTGGGGACATAATTCACCTCCTTATTTTGGGATAAATTGGTCGGCCCCGAGTTGACGGGGTTTTCCACAGGATAGGCGCGGATTGCTGGCGCCTCGTTTTGCTGATACCCTTACGGGCCTCCCGTTTTGTGCTTTCCGGAAATGCTCCGGAACCTAACCGCAGCAGCCGTCCACTTGCACGGACACCCAAACGGGTCCTCCTGTGAATGATTAATGTGTTCACGTCCACATCGCCGACCATGCGCATCTTCGGCGTGCGCAATGCCGCAAGGAAATCCGCTCACCTTGCCTGAGATCAGCCTAAGCGCTCCGTCCATCTATTACCGCGTCGTATTAGGAACTGCCCGGTATCGCTTGTTTTTTGTCCGTATCTGGTGGACAAATCCCCCGTCACCCTTTCGGGTCGCTGATCAGACAGCAAGCGCATCGGCTGGTACAACACTGGCGGCTCGGCCCCTTCTCGTCGGACGCCGGAATTTGTGATTATGGAGAACCGCCAGCAGTGCAATCCGTCGCAAGTGCATAATGCACCTCGGCGGGAGTTGCCTATTCGGTTTGTAATGTTCTTCCCTGCCCCGGCCATTGCTGACCGGGGCTTTCAGGGGGAAGGAGGAAGATGGCTAAATCTTACGAATGGATACGGATGGCTTGCCTTCCTTGCGGGCTTCGCGCAAAAACGGGTGATCCACAAGCCAGGCTTCCATCTTGTCTGTGTTCCACGTGATGCGACCGGCGGCGTAGACCGCATGGAGTAATTTACCCTTGATCGATTTACCTTCGCGTTCAACATCGGCCTTGATCTCGTCTGTAAGTTTGGAGATATTTGAGTTGAGCGCGTCCAGTTTGTCGCCGAACTCCACTTCAATCTCTTGTTTCCGGATTGCGAGTTGAGCGTACACGTCGCTTGTTTTTTCCTGTAGAACAGCGTCAATTTTTGCCTTTGCTTCGCGCGTGGCTTGTGCCTCAATTTCTTCGAGGGACGAAAACCGCGCTTCGATCTTCTCGCGCTCGATCCGCGCATCCGCCAGGGCCTTCACAAATTCCGAAGGCATTTCGGGGTCTTTGATCTTGGATAACGCGTCGGCCTTTTCCTGGGACCGTGTAAGTTTGGCGCGGGCCAGAAGAGCGTCGTATTCCTGCCTGGCTTTGTTGGCCTCTCTCTGGATGGACAAAACCTCATCCGGAACCTTCACGGCCTCGATAAGCTCGCGCTTTTGCATAGCCAGGATGTCGACCTGGGCTTGATACTCTGATAAAAGATCAAGTTTTTCTTGAATAGATTTTTCCATGTCTCACCTTGCGCGTTTGCATGCGCGCCCCGCATAAAATGGCTAATTCGATTTTGGAGCGCAGGCCATGCAAGCAAACGCCAGCGCCAGAAACAACAACACGGCTATGATTTCGGTTACCGGCATCACTTCGCCTCTTTGCCTTCCGCCATCAAGTATAGATTGATAGCCTCAATCACTTTGTCAGGCGCGGTATCCGCTGGAAGCATGAGATTCTGCAAAACGTAATCAGCTTTGTATTCGTTTACGCCAAGCTTGCCTAAGTTGCTCATGATTTCGCGGGCCCACAGCGCCGGGTACTTGTGGCCTTTGTTGCCGCCCAGTGTTGCCAGGTTTCCGGTGTATTCAATTGGCGCAGGTTTTTCTGTGTCAATTGGTAATTCGACCTGTTCTGGTGTTGTGTCAGATACACGCATATCGGCACTTTTTGGTGTGTCGTATCCGAGTTCGCGCATGATTTCGGCCTGTGATTGTTTTGGTTGCTCTTTTTCTTCTTTCTTGAGCTGCTCGACAATGTCGTTTTTCAACTCAACGATTTCGGCGTCGATA